CAGCATGTGTTCGCCAAGCGGATTGTTCGCGCCGATATTGAGCGGTTCGATCCGGTCGCGGGTGCCTGATCGGTAAAAGTTCAGCCCGCCTGGGGTCGTGCGCACCGGCAGCATGAAGCCGTCGTCGGGCACCATGAGCGGGGGGTGCATCTGAAGCTGTGCCGCGCGGATCACAACCTCGGACATTTTGTTGATCATTTTGGTGTCGGGCAGCGCGGTCATGGAAGGGCTTCTGCCGTAGCCCATCTCAAACGACGCCTTCAAAAACCGCGGGATGCAATACGGCAATTCGTCGTAGCCGCTTTCGCCGATGATCTGCTTTTCATCGGGGTCGATGTAGATCGAAGCCCAGGGCATGTTTTTAGTATTCGACTTACGGGGATCGCGGTCGTCACGCGGCATAACGACGTGCAGCAGTTCGATCTCGGCATACATGTCATCAGTTTGTAACTTTGCAATTCGCTGCGTGACGTTTTGCTCACCGAACTGCCGCACCGCTGCGCGCGCTGTCGTCTTGTACTTCCGAAACACGGTATCGACGCGGCCCATTTCATTCTCTGACACATAGCACTCGGCTATGTGACGCGTGGAAAACCGGAAGCCGTCGTCGCCATCGTTTTCCGTAAAGATCACCCCGGTGCCGAAGACGACCAGATCGCTGTACAACTCGTGGATTTGCTCCGCGAAATTGCTGCGCGCCATGTGCTGGTACATAACGTCGGTCGCGGATTCCAGCCACTCCTTGGCTTCGTCGTCGCTGTTCAGATCGTCGTTCGCGTAACGCAAATCAAACCAGGGCGTGCTGGGATTGGTCAGCATGCCGTGCAGCGATGCCGCCATCAGTTCAGCCGCATGGATGGCGGTGCCGTCAAAAATCAACTCACTACGCTTATCGCCGCCGCTGCGCTTCTTGGTAATATCCGCCTTGCGGGGGCAGATATAATCAGCGACCTCTTGCCAATGCTGCTCCCAGTTCTGGCGCTGCTGCATAAGCGTAGCGTACCGCTTCAGCAGCGAAGCGGTTCTCGGGTCGTCAGCCATTTATTTATTGGCCCAGCAGGGTTTTCTTGGCTGTCGGCGCTTCGGTCAATAAGCCCTGACCGCCGGTAACGCGGGCCGCAGCCGTGCCGCGCTTGCGCTGTACCCGCTTCAGTTCGCGGTCCTCGGCCTTGGTGTCGGCAGGCTTGATCGGCGCGACCGGGGGCACGGGGGGCACTGGTGGCGGCGGTGGCGGTTTGGGAGCGCTAAACAGGCCCATTATGCGGCTCCTTCAAATACGTTGTAGTCCATCATTGCGTCCCTCTGTGGGGGGGTGCCGTTCCATGTCGATTCAGTTTCGAGGCCGATGGCGCAAGTGCGGAAGGCATCGGCTGCATGTGATGACCAATCGTGGACAGGGGCGTCGCGGAATTGCCGCGTCCGCTCGTTGTACTTGCGGTGGTAATGCCGCAGCGCTTCCAGCCCCTCGCGGCAGTTGTCGCGGTCAAAGAAGCAGCGCGGTATCAGCATGCGGGCCGCATGTATGCCGTCTTCGATTGGAAGCCTGGGCACGACGCGGAACGTCAAACCTAGATCGTAAGCTGCCTCGCGGCGGCTCTTGCCGGTGCCCATCTCTCTGACCTCAAGATCGTGAGGCCCGTAATGCGTGCCGTAGAGATATCCCTTTTCCTGGAGCACGGCTGCGTAGTGCGGCAAGCCCTCGCCCTGGTTCTGGTAGAAGTCGATGACGTGGACCTCGCCGCGACCGACCTGCTGCACAAACCAGACCGCGGTGTAGTCGTGCATGCCCAAATCCCAGAACGTATCAACACGATGCTGCGGTAGGTGCGGCACGCTGGTGATGCGTTCCTTGTCGTCGGCGGTCTGCAACTCTTTGCCGTAAACGCTGCCTGGGACGTTCGCGACCCAACTGCACTCAAATTCCTGGTTGTACTGATCCTCGGTCATTGTAGCGCGAGCAGCTTCAAGTTCGTCATCGTCTACGATGCCGGTCTCGCTGGCCTTGTACATCTTCCGCGCCCAGCCCTTGGTGTCGGCGGCGGCTTGCCATAAATCGTGAAAATAATTGTGGCCCTGGGGGGTGCCGATGAAGGCGCAACTGCCCTTGCGGTCGCTTAGACTTGGCCTGATTATCTCCGGGAATATGGATTCCGGCATATTTGCGACCTCGTCCATGACGACAAAATCGCTGTAAATTCCTCGAATACTTGCTGGGTTTTCGGCGCCCAGTAGCGTGATGCGAGCGCCCATCGGCAGGTCGCAGCGGAGTTCCGTTTCATGGTACTTGGTGCCGGGTATCGATGCCGTGAACAACTTTATGTAGTCCCAGGCGACGGCCTTGGATTGCCGATAGGTCGGGCTTAAATAGTGCAGCCGCGGGTTGGGCTTGGTTGTGTCAGCCGACAGTTCGATGGCGCGCTTGATCAAATGGTTGACGGCGCAGACGGTCTTGCCGAAGCGGCGATGCATGACTAGGACGTTGAAGCGGTTTTGGTCGAGCATCGCGTGCAGTTCCTGCTGCAGCGGGCGCGGCGTATATGCAATCTCAATGACGCCGCTCAATGCACCGTGTCGCTTTCGTCGTAATATTGCGGGTCCTCGTAGGGAGCCATGAGGACGCGCAGGAACATCTGCGCGTCGTCGGTATCCTCGAAACCTTCGAAGAATAAAGCGAGGCGCACACCGCCAAGGGGGTCGGGTACGCAGAACGCGCTATAACTCATTTTTTTGAGCGGTTCGCTGACCTGGACATGACGCTTAAATTGCTCCTGCGGTTGTCGCGAGGGTTGCCGTTGCGGTGATCGACATCCTTGCCGTCGCCCTTGGTTACTCGGCCCGATTTCGCAAGGCTGCGGCGGGCGGCGTTGCGGCTGGCGCGGTTCTTTTTTTGCTCTGGTTTCGAGTGGTAACTCGAATATTCGCGCTTGTAATTTCGCATTGTTTCCTGCGTGAAGTTGGCAGACCGGCAGAGCCGCAGAGCCTCAATTGCGCACCCCTTATAGGTGTAGTAGAGGGCGCCCCAATCGCTTGGGGGGTGGGGGGGGGTCGCCAGAAAATCAACGACCCTATCAAGGGCGCCGCGGGTCGAACGCTCCGCTGACGCTCCAACCTGGGGTTAAGTTATTGAAATCATTAGCGTGACCTTCAGGTTGTCAACCTGAAAACCAAGCCTTGGGGTATGCAATTGGCTCGATGTTGCGCTAGATTTCTCGCGCGATTGCGGTCAGAACCGGCGCCTCTTTTACAGGTTCTTTCGGCGGTGATACGACAGGCATCGCAGCGTCTGATCCGCCGCCCCACTTGATCGTGATCTCGCCGCCCGCTTGGTTGCCGTTATCTTCGGCCCGGTCACGCACACCGCTCGGCTGCATCTGCCTGATGTGCTTGTCCTTGTAGTCGCATTCCAACCGACGCCGCTGCACCTCTGCCATCGCCAGCTTGGGATTGTCTGGCAACGGGGCTTCGACCAGCGTCAGTATCTGATCGCGCATCGTTTCAGCCTGAAGCTGCCGCGCTTCCCGGTAGCGCTTGTAGGCTTCATCGTTTTCACGAACAAACCGCAGCACCGTTGACCAACTGGGCAGGTTGTCGGATGTCTCGCACATCGGGCGCAGCGCTTCGCCCTTCGATATCCGCTCGCAAATCTCCCTGAATGCCGCCGCCTGCACTCTTGGTTTTTTGCGCTTCGCAAGTGCCATTGCTTACAGGGCCAGCAATTGCCAGCCCAGCCTCTTCGTAGTGATGATTGTGGGTCACACTGTCCGCCGCAGTGTAGTTTTTTTTAACCGATTTTCGTCAGCTTGGTAAGCACAAAAATTACATTATTTTCAAATTTTGTAATAAAGTTCGATAATCGCGCTCTCGAACCTCCGCTTGATCGTGCTGGGGTGCAGGCCGATGATCCGCGCCAGCTTATGCCACGCTGGCCCACGCTCGCGCCTCACGGCGCTGTGTGCAACCGCCCAGATCAACCGCCGGTCATCCTCCGGCACCAGCGGCGTGATCTGCAAGGCAAGGTCGTAGCGTGTCACCTCGGACGGCGTCGCTGGGCGCGGCGGTGCTTGCACCTCATGCCATCCAAAGGCCTGCCAATCGTCAGGCGCGTCAGGCCAGCACGCCCTGATTTTATCACGCAGCACACGCGGCAACCGAGCCTCGACTTCGGCGGCTTCAAAAAACAAGCCCGCCAACGCATCCACGTCGGGGCACTGCTCTCGCACAACCATCTTAGCTGTCGGAGTCACGGCGACCCCGTGACTTGCGACAACGCTTGACGCCAGATCGATGCAACCGCACAGCGATTGCGCTCGGCGAGCGGTTGAAGCGCTCGGCGAGCGCTCGCAGGTCGTCGCCGTTGCGGTACGCCTCGCTCAACTCTTCGATTTGCTTTGTCGTCCATGTCGGCATCGCGTCACCTCAAAATGGAATATCATCGTCAGGCACCGGACCCGCACTTCGCACCGCGGCACCGGGGAACTCTGACTTGACCGCCGCGATCAACTGTCGCTGCTTCTCGGAGAACGATGCCGCGACGCGAACGACCTCGGCCATCGTCCAAACCGTCACCCCAGGGTTCGCCTTGCCGTACCTCGCAGCCTCGGCAGTGTCGCGAACGAACGCGTGCGGCTTGTCTCTATCATCAACCCAGACCCAGGCCTGCGGATCTGACCAAACCGCACCCGCTGCCGTCGCTTCGGCATCCATCGCCTGCCAGCCCCTGATCATCACCGACGCACGCTTCGCAACCGCAGCAGCATCGTTGTCGCGGATCGCCGTATCGAGTTTCGCTTTCGCGGAACCAAACCGCGATGCCGTGTCCGGGCTGACCAATGTCGCCAATCGATCTACACCCCATCGCTCGTCCATCTCGGTCGCGACCCTGTCGAGCGGTCGCAGCGCATTGGCGATCCCCTCGGCTATCGGATCACCGATGCCCTCTGGCGCAGTGATGGGATCGGGGCGCCTAAATTTGGGGGGCATCTCTCACCCCCAAATCCCCCTGCGGGGGGTAGGTATAACCCCCCCCCGTAGGGGGGGGAAATCTTGGAATCATACAACCCATTGATCCTGCTGCTATTTTAGAAATCTTTCGCATCGCGGTGCGCAATCTTTGTTTTCCCTTTTGTTTCAACGTTATACGCCAAAAAAACCCTTTTTTTCGTCATATTCTGCGCAAATTGGCGCAAGATTTCTATGCGCCCAATGATTTCAATGACATAGCTAAAAAAAGCCCCTTTTATCGTCATATCCCAGCACCCCGTCCGCATACATCTCGTTCACCAATTTGACGACCCTGTCAGGCGCGTCAGCGACGGCTTTTGGCAGCGCCATTTTGTATGAGCGCGGCCCCTGTTTTCGGTATCCGGCACCCCGCACAAACGACTCCTGTATCTCCGTCAGCACCTTATTTTTGAGTGCCCGCTGCTCGATTCTGTCCACTTGATCGGGCGCCGTTGGCAGTTGATATACGCCCTTATCCCAGAGCAGCGTCACGTCGTGACTGTCGCCACTGCTGCTGTAATTGGACTTCTTCCGACTCAATATTCTGATGTCATCGCCGTCGTCGGAGCGGTGAAAATAGGCTCGCGCGCGTGCCGAATTTTCCCACGCCGTACTCCCGCTCAAACCACTGCCAGACGACAAACCAGCCTGCGACGGGTGCGCCAGCACCAGCACCGTTGCGTTATGATTTACGCAAAACGAACCCAAATATGTTTTGATAAACGTGTTGACCTCGCGCCTGACGTTCTCGTTGCCGCCGTACATATCTGCAGCGGTGTCCAGCACAATGAATATGTCGTCGGCATCACCCTTCACCCGCTCCACAGCGGCCTTCAGCAGCGCGTAGAACGCCCCTGGTTGGTCTTCTCCCTGGTTGGGGAATGTCACTAGGATATTGTCCTCGCCCACCCTGGGCCAAACAAACAGGTTCTGCGGCCCCGTGCCTGTAATCTCGTTGACGCCAAGCCAATCGTTTATAGATAGCTGCCGCCTGCTGATCTCCAGTGCGTCGTCTTCACACAGCACCGCCAGCACCGGCATCTGCCGCGTGTCGATCCCCATGAACCGTTCGCCGGTCGCGACACAGTTTGCGAGTTGTTGCACCAGCAGGGTCTTGCCAACACCGCCGGGACCAAACAGCAACGAGACTGCGCGTGCCGGGAACCAATCCTGCAGCAACCATTGCCGGTCAGGCACCGGACCTCGGATCTCGCTGGCCCGCATGATCCCCGCCAGGGGGTCAAACTCTTCGTCGTGCACAACATCTTTCGGCCCCTCATGCATTGGTGTGCGCAGCGCCTTGAGGTCGAAGCCGTGCTGCGATGCCCAGTGGAATATCGACCCGGCACCGATGTGCCTGACCTGCGTGATTGAGTCCCAGGCGCGGTCAGTTTCCGCGGCGTCGTATTTAGACGACTGCTGCGACCAACGATGCGCGAGGTCGCGGCCACCGTCGCCCAGTGCCCCCTTCAACGCATGCAACGTGCTGATCCAATCGTCGTAGTGTTCGTCTGCATTGGGCAGGTGCGCCAACGCGGCCTCGACCTCGTCGCTGGCCCCGGTCAGGTCTGTCAGTGACAAGCCGCCGCTTGGCTCTTTTATGTTGATAGTAGGCACGCGCTCCGACACGCGGCCCTTGAGCGTGCCGTACCGCGACAGCACTGCAGCCGCGGACCCCAGGAAAGTGTCAAGCGCTTCTGGGGTCACCAGCGTCAGGTCGTCAGGCGTCAGGTCAAGGATGCTGTCGCCGGGCCATTCGTACTTGCGCTGCGTATCTGGATGCACGCCTGCGGCAACGAACTGCTGCCCCTCTGCCAGCACCTCGACTGCAGCGTCGTCATTGTCGATGGTATAGACGCCTGTCTTTGTTTTCCTGACGCTTTCGGTGCAGCGGTACAGCATCAGGAACTTCGGCGCTCTACCGATGCGCTGCGGTGCCGTGCCCAGGCACTCGGTCGCAAGCCGCTGCAATTCGTTCGAGGCAAACGGGTTCAGCACATCGACATCGACGGCGACAATGTTGTACTGCCCGCCGGTCAGCACGCCGATGCTGGCGTTTGCGTAATTATGATATTCGAGTGCGGTCGCCGGTCGCGACGCCCAGCCCGATAATACTGCTCGCTTACCGTTGACCGGGGTAACGTCCCAGTTGTTCTGCACCAGCCTTGGCGCAAAGGTTGCGTATCTGCCGCTCACTTTTCCTTATCCCCAAGCGCGTTCCAGACTTCTGCTTCGGTCGTGTTGACCACCGCTGCCACTTGTTTGGTAGACATGCGGCTACCGAAATAAAGCTGGCGTATAAGTAAAAGGGGGGGCTTTCGCGCCCCCCTATCGTCGCTAGAACTCTTCATCACTTGCGGGTTCAGGCGCCGCAGCAGGGGCCGCAGGAGCAGGAGCCGCGGCAGCGTCCGGTAGTGACGTCGGTCGCTCAATCATTTTCGCAATTGACCAGACCGGCGCGTAGTAATCGCCAGCCTTTACCGGCGTGCCGGAAACATCCACGACCGGCACCATGCCGTTCTCGGCCTGCTGCTCATACTCTGCGTACAGTGCAGAGAACGCACTTGTGACGACGTTTGCGGAGTGCGTGAAATCGCAGACGCCGCCGAAGGCGTCTTTGGAAAACGCACGCACTTTGAAAGCCCGCTTCCAAGCTTTATCGCCGCCATCGTCGTCAGCGGCTGCAGGTCGCGCCGCTGGCTTATCGAGCGCCGGGTCCGGCTCAAAGTCGAGAAAGGTGCCGTTGTAGCGTGCCCATCCGGTGACAACTGTCGCCATGTCGAACACGGCCTTAAAGCCGTTTGGGAAACGCTTTTCGCCCTCCTCGGTCGTGATCCAGAAGTGACCACCGACCGAGTTAAAGCGCAGCTTGTTGAAAAATTCACCATCGCCACTGGCGGCAGTTTCAAGATTAAGAGGCATGTATGTCGTCTCCTTCATTGCAATCTTCGACCGGCGACAGCGACGACGTGGCGTGCAAGTACCGGTTCAAATGTACGTTTTGCGTGTTCTCCAACACCCGCAGCCGCGCCTCGATTTTCTCCAGGCGCTCCTTCAAGCGCGGCGCCCTGCCGCACAGCTTTCCAAAGGTGTTCGCGCGCGTGTTGGAAACCGTTTTAGGGGTAACATCAAAGTGGGCTGCAACGCGCGCGTCGCTCCAGCCATCATGGTATTTGACGCCGTCGTCTTGAACGTCGAGCACTGTTTCCAAATGCTTTTGAATTTGGAAACGGGATTGTTGGTTTAGTTTTGTGCGCATAATTTTCCTCACTGTTCAGGCACGTCTTTTTGAGCGCGGTGCCGGGGGCGCTAGTACCCGAATATTTCGCGGGCCTTTTCCCTGGTCGCTGGTGACGACCAGTAGAAACTGTCGTAGTTGGGGATCGCGCAGGCGGCGAGGTCGTCCTTGCTGTCGAACTTCGACAACCACCGCTGCAGCCGCAGGGCGGTTTCGCAAACCTCTAGCCAATCGGCGTCGCTGTTTTCGAGGCGATACTTGGCGTGCTTCTTCGGCGTCGCATACAGGAAGTCGATAGCCTTGTTGCCTGCCGCGCGCTGGTAGACTGCACCCTGCCGTCGATGCGACGCAGATATTGCAGACGGCAACCGCGTCGTCGTCTTTAGGTCAACGATTGCATCTTCAAGCGTGAAGTCGGTGTAACCGATTACCGGCACGTCGATGCCCGGTATCTCGACTTCGATCTTTTCCTGATACCCGACGACCTCGGCGCCGCCCATGCCTTCGCGCGCCTGCGCAACCATGCCGCCGATGTTCGCTGCTTCCTTCTCGCGACGCTCGCCGTCAACGCCTAGCGCGGTGCGCTTGTTGAAATCGCGCATGGCTTCATCGACCGGGTCATCGAACTCGCCCCCCTGCAGCGCGACCTGCAGCCCGTGTTCGACCGCGTTGCCGCGTGCCATCGCAGCGTTAGGCGAGTCGTAGACCTTGAAGATGTAGCGCAGTACCCACAGACCCAGGTCGTTGCGCGCCAGATCGATGTTGGAGTGCGACAGGTGTTTGATGTTCCAGTTTTCAAAGACGCTCATATGTTCCTCAAAAAAAACGGCGTTGACGGGCATGCACCGCCGATGCCACCTACCGTGCCCGTCTTGGTTTGCTGGGCTGCGCCGTC